GCCTCTCCGATTACTGAATCAGGCACTACGGCCAGCATCTGGTACAGGTTAATCAGGTCGGCGTTGACGTCAGCCAGAAGGAAGCGTTCGTGCTTGTCTGAGTTAAGAAACACCGATCCGCCGCCCACAAATGGCTCTATCAGTCGTTTACCTGCCGGGATAAGACGATCCAGTTCCGGCAGCAGCGAATATTTACCGCCTGCCCATTTCAGGAACGGGCGGCACCAGGTGCGCGGAACACTTTTTTCAACTGGCAACACAGCCGCTATGCGCCCGCCAATCCCACTGCAAACAGATCCGTATCTCATGCAGACTCCAGAATTTTGCGTTTAACATCAGATACCAGGGCGATAAACGCATCGCGGCGTTCGCGTAATCTTGCGATCTCTCCAGTGAAATCTGTGGCATTCAGCCGGTAAACAATGAGTTGTTTTTCCGCCGGGAAGTCAGAGCAATAACTTACAAAATCCACCCAGTCACGGCCTGAGCAGTCAAGGTGCCCTATCAGTTGCCATTTGTAAGCCGGGTCGAACTTGCCGCGAATCATCGTGGCGTAGTGAGTTGAAGCCACTACGGATTTAATTTCCAGTAAGCCATCAGTTCCAACGAGTCCATCCGGGCTGTCACCATATGTGTCGTGATCGAAGAAGCCGCCATTATCGACATCAATGAAGTACCTCTCCTCATACAGCATTCGTGCTATTGGCTCCTGTTCATGACCACGCTCCATATGCTCATTGGAATAGGTGAGTTCAGATTTGCACCCTTTGATCTGCTCCAGTGCAATCTGCAATGCATAGCGCTTTGCAGGCTCGCCAAATGCCCCCCCTTCATTTGCCATAATCAGACCAAAATTAGACGCAGTGACCTTTCCCAGTCGCAGCAGCTCCCACTCTTCACTGTTTTGTTCCACGTCATGCCAGATCATTGTGTACACTCCGCAATAAGCTGTTGCTCGAAGGCAGGAGATATATCCATACGGGATTTAACTGCGTCCAGGTTTCCGTCGCGCCGGTAAGCCGCCTTTGCGTTACTCCATGCCTGTGTTTTTTCTGGTGTCAGGGATGGTTTAATTACCCGCGCCGGACTGATACGCAGACCTTCAACTGATTCCTTTCCAAAACGCACATTTTTATCAACAAAAACAGTAACCTTTACTCCTCTCCAGTCTTCCAGAAATGGTGAGCCGGTAATGCCCTTAAGCGTTTTACTGTTAGTGGCATTGAGTATCATCGGCTTCAGCTTTTCACCTGGGCGTAATTCTCGCTCTTCGAAGTAGGCCGTGTTGAAAACGTCTTTTGTTTTTTTGTCTTGTCGCTTTCCAGCGCGACGCGTGCGATAGTAAGAATTGTTGGCTCCACGATATCGGCGCTACTGAGATAAGGGGAGTCGAAAGCCTTACGGTAATGCGTCTTCTGTTCGCTCATTTGTCCTATTCCTCTGATTCAATATCAATTTGATGCCGGGAAAACACTTCAACCATGTACCGCACAAACTCCGACGCGCGCTCCTGGAACTCGACATCGTCATCAAATGCCCGGCTGATCGCCTTTTTGTTGGCGCCGTGACGCGGTAGCTCGTCCATACACAGCGACTCCAGCATGTGAAGCGACAGTCCTTTCTCCAGGTCGTCAGCCAGCTCGGATTCTTTCTCTTCTCTGGCGATTTGCTGGTAATGCCGGGTCCAGTTCTGAGCCTCGATCCGGTCGTAAGTGAGATATGCGTTCATGGCTGAACTCCTGAATTTGGTTTGCAGAATCCCCGACACCATGTGGGCTGCCAGAATCTGTGCAGTATTTCGTTTTGCTGGTTTTTCCTGCTAATGGGTTGCAGGTTTGCCGTGTTGGTTGAGGTAAACCTCGATCTCGTCGTTGGTTGTCCGCAGGCGTTCGAAAAGGGTAAACAGGTACAACCCTTTTCCTACGTTTGCAGATGCGCGGTATGTGCGCCCCTGGTACTTAACCAGCATTCCCGGTACAACGCTGGTTCTTGGTAATGTTGTTGTGCCGTAATTAGTCATCTTCTAATCCAAGAGCTATCCGTATTTCTTTTGCGCGGCTTTTACTGCCTGCCTCGACACCTTGGCTGTAAACGAAATGCAATAGGTTATGGATGATCTCCCAATCATCACGATCAAGCTTTGTTGAAAGCAGGCGTGAGACAATTTTGCCACTGGATTTCAGGTGAAATGCAGTAGTCTCTTCTTTGCTGTTGTATTTTTTATCGATGATTTCCATGACTTCCCTCGTTTGCCTTATCGCCGGCCAGCGGAACGTTTTACACCTGACAACGATGCGCTTGTTGTCGATGTAGATAACATTACAAGCAAATTTTGCCACTTACAAGTAAAAATACAAGAAAATGTTGTTTTTAAGGGCGCAAGAAAACCGCCTAAGTAGGCGGTTATGTTCTAACGTATTGAAATTATTCTCTTATATTTTTGATGATACTGAGGACATCATCCTTCAGAAGGTCAAGCTCTTGTAGAGTGGCTTTGGCATGGACAATGAGGCGGTTTTTCTCTGCTTCTGGCATCTGGTTGAAAAGAGCCAAAAGAGCCTTTTCTTTGTCATCCAGCATATCCCGGCTGCTTGAGGTTGGAATTTCAGATAAAGAATTACTCGGTTCATTTGCATCAAGTGGCATGAAAAACCAATGTTCAGGTTTCCCTGTAACGGCTGCGAGTCTTTTCAGCCTCTCGCCGCGAGGGGTTGTATCGCCTTTAGCCCATTGCTGAACCGCCTGTGGAGAGACCATAACCCTCCTGGCAATCTCAGATAAGTTCCAACCCGTTTGATCCTGAATGAGCTGGAGCCTACGAACAAAATTTTCATGCTGTTCTGTTTTCATATTCATCATTTTACAAGTCCAGCTTGTATAAGACATTGCAAGATTTACACAAGAAAAACTTGTTTAAATGTTTTCCTTGTTGTAATGTTTTCTTGTATTTAACAAGGGGACGCTATGAACGCTGATTTAAAATCTTTCATTTGCTCAATTATGAGCCAAACAGAATTGGCAAAACGCCTTGGAACAACTCCGCAGTCTGTAAGCCTTTGGTTGAATAGTGAAGCACCAGCTCATCGTGTTATTCCGATTTGTGAGGCACTTAACTGGAAAGTCACTCCACACCAAATGCGAAAGGATATTTACCCAAACCCCACCGACGGGTTGCCGGACCAACAGGATTAAACCGCACGCCAATTCATACAGAGGATATTTACCCATGGAGAACGCAATTGCACGAAAGTTAGACCCACCAGAAATCAACCCGATTGAGATAGAGAGCGTCCTGCTCAACCGGCTTGCATCAGTAGGGCAGAAATCATACGCCGAGCATATGGGCATCAGCGAGTCGACAGTCAGCAGGCGTAAAGCTGAGGGATATTTCTGCAACATGGCGAAAGAGCTGGCTTTTCTTGGGATTCAGGCCGCGCCACCTGAGGCGGTACTGGTATCCAGAAACTATCTCACAGCTGTAGAGATTCTTGCTGATGCCGGGCTAAAGGCTGAACGAGCCAGGCCGGATGCGCTGGGGTGGGACTGAAAATGACAGCAACCAAAAAGGCGAAAGCCGCGGTGAGGGGTCACCAACGGCTTTCTGGTGCAAAAACGGTAGGTAATTGCGGAGATGAGTATGTCAAATACCGCTGAAATATACAAATTCCCTGCGCCGGTACCGACGCAACAGGAGTGCCGTATGGCTGATCTGGAAAATGGCTATTTACGTTTAGCTAATCAGATCCAGGACGCCTTGTGTATCGTTGAACTATCGGGGCGTGAGTTCCGTGTTTTGAATGCGATTATCCGGCTGACTTATGGCTGGTCGAAAAAATCAGATCGTATTGCCAACAGCCTCATTGCAGATAAGACAACACTGAAGGTAAAGCACGTATCCGAAGCGGTGCTGAGTCTTGCCTATCGTAACATCATTATCCTGCACCGTATTGGTCAAACAAGATACATAGGGATTAATACAAACCTGGATAAATGGGCTTATTCCAAGCCACATTGCTCAAAATGTCCGGTGTCTTTTCCTGATGATGAAATTGCCACATGGATTATTTCCGTACCCGAAAACAGGGATAGTTATCCCCGAAAAGGGGGAAGGGCATCCCCGAAACCAGGGATAGCTATCCCCGAAAACAGGGATAGCGTTTTACCCCATTCAGCCATCCCTGAAAACGGGGATAGTTATCCCCGAAAAGAGGGAAGGGTATCCCCGAAAACAGGGAACACCAAAGACATTATTCCAAAGACAAATATAAAAGATCTAACCCCCTTTAATCCCCCTAAGGGAAAAGTGAAGTTTGATCCGTTGAGTATTCCTGTTCCCGAATGGCTGAATGCTGCGTCGTGGAACGAATGGGTCACCTACCGCCAGCAATCCGGAAAGCCCATAAAAACCGAGCTGACGGTCACCAAAGCGTTCAAATTGCTGAAGGCATGTCTGGACGAAGGGCATAACCCGGTTGATGTGATTAATACCAGTATCGCCAATGGGTACCAGGGACTATTCAAACCGAAGTTCGCTCTCAACGACCGAAGAGCTGGCAGAGATGTGAACCGCATTTCTGCGCCAGACAAAACCATTCCTACCGGATTCAGGGGGTAACGATGAAAAACGTAATCGGTACTGGCAGTGCGCTTGATCGCCTGAAAAGAATTATCCCAGCCAGTGTGCAGCCGAAATTCTCGACTGCTGATGAGTGGCGGGCATGGCAGGAAGCCGAAGGGCGTAAACGCAGTGAAGAGCTTGACAGGATGAATCAGAAATCCCGCACCGAGAAGATTTTCGGGCGATCTGGCATTCAGGATCTCCATCGTAGCTGTACGTTTGCTAACTACGAAGTAAGCGGGGAGGGGCAGCGAAAAGCGTACACGATGGCAAAAAGTTATGCCCAGAACTTCGGTAGTGGATTTGCGAGCTTTGTGTTCAGCGGTGGTCCGGGAACCGGGAAAAACCATCTTGCGGCGGCAATCGGAAATCATCTGCTGGCCGGCGGTCATAGCGTTCTGGTGGTAACCATTCCTGACCTGATGCTCAGGGTTCGTGAGTGCTACGACGGTGGGCAATCAGAAGCGTCCCTGCTTGATGACCTTTGCAAAGTTGACCTGCTGGTACTGGATGAAGTCGGTATTCAGCGCGGAAGCAGTGGTGAGAAGGTCATTCTCAATCAGGTTATCGATCGCCGTCTCTCATCGATGCGACCTGTTGGCGTTCTGACGAATCTTAACCACGAGGGGCTGTTGGATTCACTGGGCGCGAGGGTTATCGATCGCCTCCAGATGGACGGAGGGATGTGGGTGAATTTTGACTGGGGAAGCTACCGGAAAAACGTTAGCCACCTCCGGATCGTGAAATAAGGGGTTAAAAATGGCCCGACCTAAAACACACAGCGAACGGATGATTATTCTTGAGCGGATTATCGGGCTGGTGAAAGAGCAGGGGCGCATCACGACGAACGACGTCGTTGCGATTTTCGGCGTGCACCGAACCACGGCGGAGAAATATCTGCAGATCGCGTTAGTGCGCGGAGGTTTCATCCGCCACGGGCGGTGCGGCGTTTTTCGTGACCAGCGGGCAGTAATTGATTATGACCTGAAGCGTTATAGCTGCAACAAGACAACCGGATTTTCAGCGCTACCGGCACTGGAGAGAAGTGACGTTGGCCCATACTGTTGAGAAACGTGACGCGGAATTTATCGCCGCCGCTAACCCCGCCACCGTGCTGGCGCTGCTTGACGTGCTCTATGAGTTTGGTGAGGATGAGGTGGCCATCTCTGAATACGTCACAAATCTTGAAGATGCTTTGCGAGTTGCGGCAGCACCTCAGCAGGAGGAATGATAGCTGGTTAAATCCACAGCAGAAAGCAAAAGCATTATTAGGTACAATCACACTAACTTTTTGTTGTTAATTATTTGATGAATTACGAGGATAAGCTCATGTATCAGCGAATGATTTTTGAAGAAGGAAAAGAGCCAAGGTTGTATTCAAGCCAACAAGACTCCAAGGTTATCCCAATAAGTAATAACAATGGAAAAGTTCAAGAGGTTCCTGTTAGGGAGTTCATAGATGCCAGAGGAGATGTTTTTTATGCTTACAAATTTGCTTATTCTGGTAAAAAACCATCAAATGACGAAATCTATAAGGCTATAGATGAGCTAAAGCCAATCGGTGAAAAATTCGAAATGTCTAATACTATAAGCGATTAGATAAATCTGTTTTCAACATTGCAGCAAAATCACAGGAAGATCGAGACAAAGTTAGCATGGCGATATATGGAAATGTCGGAGCAGAACACCAAGAAGTAAGCGTAATTTGAATGAATGTGAACCCGCCGAGTACGGGTTTTCTTTTATCTGAACCCGCCGAGTACGGGTTTTCTTTTATCTGAACCCGCTGCGGCGGGTTTTTTGCCTAAAATGTGATATGAAACAACACGCTAGCCTTTGCAAAAAGTGCTATTCACCCCTTGAATATTCTTTCTAACAGGTATACTGTGTTTATATACAGTGGTTGAATGTAGAGGGAATTATGAGAATTGAACTTGTTATCAGCCGGACAAAACAGCTTCCGGAAGGTGCCGTTCCTGCACTTGAAAAAGAATTAATTACCCGTCTCCAGAATCAGTATGAAAACTGCAACTTAACTATCCGTCGAGGCAGTCAGGATGGTCTGAGTATCGTCGGTGCTGCTGATGGCGATAAAAAACGTATACAGAGCATTCTGCAGGAAACGTGGGAAAGCGCTGACGACTGGTTTTATTAACATTGCGCTTAATGCTGGCGCGCATTTTTCAGAATACCGCAATTTGCGTATCCCTTTGATGCTGCTGCCGACAATTTTTAACCGCGTCCGTGTGTCGCTCAGGGGGGTACGTGGCAGAGGGAGTCCTATCAGATCTTACTGATAATTTGCGGGTGACTATAACTGATGCAAAGGGAATAGAACTTTTGTCTTTTAGACTTGCATCAGGTGATCGCTATATCCTATCAACCCAAAACGGTTCTGTAACAAACCGAAAGCTATCGAGAGATGATTTGTACTGGTCTAAGGATACCATTATGGAAGTTGTCAGAGAGATGGGTTCTAATAATTGACTTAACAATCAGCACGCAATCATAATTATCGCACTGGCCTGAACAACCAGTAACCTGACAATTATGCGCCACGGAGAACACCATGGCGCACGAATTACAACTCATCAAGCAGTCATCTGGAATTCTGATCCCCGCAACGCCGGAGACCAGTGATATTCTGCAATCAAAAATCAAACTCGGCGCCGTGCTGGTGGCTGAGTTCCGTCAGGTGAGGAATCCTGCATTCCATCGCCGCTTTTTCGCGTTGCTTAATCTTGGGTTTGAATACTGGGAACCCACCGGCGGCGCCATTTCTGCCAATGAGCGCAAACTGGTAAACGGTTATGCAAAGTTTCTCGCTGCATATGGCGGGAATGAAAGCGCATTACTGGATGCGGCTGAACAGTATCTGGAACAGATTGCAAACCGCCGGGTAACAAACGGGATTAGCCTGTGTAAATCATTCGATGCCTACCGCGCATGGGTGACGGTTGAGGCTGGTCACTATGACGCCATCCAGCTACCGGACGGCACCCTTCGCAAACATCCCCGCAGCATCGCTTTTTCCAGTATGGATGAGGTCGAATTTCAGCAGTTGTATAAATCTGCGCTTGATGTTCTCTGGCGCTGGATTTTATCACGTACATTCCGTACTCAGCGCGAGGCCGAGAACGCCGCCACCCAGCTCATGAGCTTTGCGGGGTGATGGCGATGAAATACTCCTGGTTCCATCATCATGACTGCACAACCGAGCAGGCCGACACGCTGATATCGGATTATCAGAAGCGGGGCGTAAGGACAGAAAAGAGCCTGAACCCTGACTTCATTACCTGGACTGTCAGCGCGAAATTACCTGAATATGCACACCGGGTGCGGACGCCAAAATCCTTACGCCAAAAGGTCTGGGGGTGAACATGGCTAAATTACCGCGCCGTAAGTGCGCAAACAAAGAATGCCGCCAGTGGTTTCACCCGATACGCGAGGGGCAGATCGTTTGCTCGTACCAGTGCGCCAGCGCCGTCGGCAAAGAACAGACCAGAAAAGCTCGCGAAGCCGCGCAACGTAAGGCGCAATCCCTTCAGCGCGCCGCTGAGAAAAAAGAACGCGCCGCCTGGCGCCAGCGGAAAGCCGCGGTTAAGCCGCTGAAGCACTGGATTGACTTGACGCAGCGCGCCGTAAATGACATTTGCCGCGAAACCGAACTGGCAGAAGGACTCGGTTGCATCTCCTGTGGAACGAAGACGGCATTCGCATGGCATGCAGGCCATTACAGGAGTACGGCCGCCGCCGGGCATCTGCGCTTCACTCGCTTCAACATCCATCTTCAGTGTGATGTCTGCAACGTCTACAAATCAGGGAACATCGAAGCATATCGTACCGCGCTGGTTGAGCGTTACGGTGAGGCGGCGGTGCTGGCACTCGAGAACAATAACACCCCGCACCGCTGGACGGTCGAGGAGCTGAAGAAAATCAGGCTCGCGGCACTGGCGGATCTGCGTGCGCTAAAAAAGCTGGAGGCCGCATGAAACCAGAACTGATCGAGATACTCCGCATGCGCTGGCAGCGCCTCCGTATTTACCGCCGTCCAGGTTCGGTGCTGGTTGACTACCGCATCCTGCGCAATTTTGTTCGTATTTATCAGTTCACAGGATTTACTCAATGAACACTCAATACCTCCAGTATGTACGTGAGCAGCTAATGGTAGCGACAGCCGATTTAAGCGGGGAGACTAAAGGGCAGCTTTTGGCCTGGCTGGAGAACGCGCAATTCGACACGAAAAACTATCCCCGAAAAAAACAGCGTATCTGGGACGAGGAAACAGAAAGCTGGATAACGTTAAATAACCCACCAATTCCCGGCAAGCAGTCGCTGGCGAAAGGAAGCGCTATCCCGCTGGTGAAGCCTGTGGAATATTCCACTGCCTCATGGCGCCGGGCGGTTCTTTCACTCGATGAACACTACAAGGCGTGGTTGTTGTGGAATTATAGTGAGAATACCTGCTGGGAACACCAGGTCGAAATAACACGTTGGGCGTGGTGCGAGTTCAGACAGCAGCTTGCAGGGAGGAAGATGGCTGGCAAGACAGTGGAGCGGCTGAAGAAACTTATCTGGCTGGCGGCGCAGGATGTCAGAGAGGGGCTGGCCGGACGATACGTCTACCAGCAACAGGAGCTTGCCAGCCTGTGCGGGGTTAAGCCTGACAACTGGAGCCACAACTATGCGGACTACTGGCGCGCGATGAGTAACATCTTTAAGAGGCTTGATACCGAATCTCTGCTTTGTCTGGTGAAAACAAGATCACAACAAAAAGCGACCTTTTCGCAGCAGGGTATTGCAAAAGTCAATTAAATAGCATACATTTTGAGTAAATCTGATATCGTCGCCATAGCTTCAATCGTCGACCAAACAAATTCAAGCCCCGCCATCGTGCGGGGCTTTTCTGTTTGTGCCGTCCGGAATAATCCCTCTGAGTTTTGTCGTTAATCCACCGGGCGGCCTTCCTACTTCACACTGCGCCATCCGAGCTATCGGAGGTGAGGCTTATGAAAATGCACAACGATCCCCATTCCTGGCAGGGCTGGCTGGAGCTGTTCCAGAGCTGGTGGCGAGGAGATACCCCGCTGGGCGCTGTTCTGATGTCGTTATTTATGGCTGGTCTGCGCATTGCCTATTTTGGCGGTAACGGTGGCTGGAAGAAAAAAACACTCGAAATTCTACTTTGCGGCGCCCTGACGTTGACCTTCTCATCTGCGCTGGAATATTTCGGCTGGCCCAAGTCCCTGTCTGTTGCGATAGGTGGCGGCGTCGGCCTTATCGGCGTGGATGCGATCCGCGGCTTTGCAATGAAGTTTATCAGTGGTCGTATCGGTGGGGATAATAACAAGGTTTAATCATGAACGAGTCTCAATTTCAGCAGGCGGCTGGTATCAGCGCCGAACTGGCCGCGCGCTGGTATCCACATATTACGGCGGCAATGAGCGAATTCGGTATTACTGCGCCACTGGATCAGGCCATGTTCATTGCTCAGGCGGGACATGAAAGCGCTGGTTTTACAAGGCTGGTGGAGAGCTTCAACTACAGCATCGCCGGGCTGACCGGATTCATCCGCGCCGGGAGAATCACTCCAGATCAGGCCAGTACTCTTGGACGAAAAGCCTGTGAGAAGGCGCTTCCGCTCGAGCGACAGCGTGCAATAGCTAATCTGGTATACAGCAAGCGAATGGGTAACAACGGGCCTGGCGACGGCTGGAACTACCGCGGGCGTGGACTTATTCAGATCACAGGTCTGAACAACTACCGTGATTGCGGTAACGGGATCAAAACTGAGCTCGTTGCCCATCCAGATCTACTGGCACAGGATACGTATGCTGCCCGTAGTGCAGCGTGGTTCTTCGCGACTAAAGGGTGTCTGAAATATTCCGGCGACATGGTACGCGTTACACAGATAATCAACGGAGGGCAGAACGGCATCGGTGACAGGCGAGAGCGCTTTGAAAAAGCAAAATCGGTGCTGGTATGAATCTGTTACCTGTATTGCTGAAAAAATACTGGTTGCAACTCTCAGTGACTTTGCTGATTGCTGTACTTGCATGGACAACAGACCATTACCGCGACAACGCCATTCAGTATAAATCGCAGCGTGATACCGCCAGTCATAGTCTGACGCTGGCGAACGAGACCATCAGCGATATGGAGGTGCGCCAGCGTGACGTTGCCGCCCTCGATGCAAAATACACAAAGGAACTAGCTGATGCACAAAACAGGAATACTGATTTGCAGCGCCGCCTTGCTGCTGGTGGCCGGGTGCGTGTCGAAGGACGCTGTACAGTGCCAACCACAACCAAAACCGCCAGTACCCGCCGCGTGGGCAATGCTGCCACCGTCGAACTCTCTCCAGTTGCTGGACAAAACGTTCTCGATATCCGCACCGGAATCATCAGCGATCAGGAAAAACTGAAGTATTTGCAGGAGTACATCCGGACGCAGTGCAGATAAAAAATTCCCGCAGGACGGTTACGGTTCCGGCCTGCGGGGTGTCATAAAGAGCACAAAATGTCCTATAAGGGGATATACGGACGTATGTCACATACCATGGTACTGAAGAAAAAGATTTCATGTATCAACGCAGCGTAACCAGACGTTAAAAACTGGTATACCTCATAAAAATAACCCAGTATTGACAGGATATAATGCTGCCTTTGTAGTCGAATGATTAAACAATTCTCTATTTATAAGAATAACTGCCATCATCGTTGATATATCAATGTGGATAAAATAAAACAAACTACTCTTGTTTTACCTCTGCCAGCCAATACCAGTATAAGGCAGGGGGTGCCAGTTATCCGGTTAAGTATAACTCTTCCAGGTGGCTCCTGAGAGTTGTGTTTAATCTGTTAACTTACAGTAATCAAAGGCCGCATATTCTTGCGGCCTTTTTTATTGCTATCACAAAGGTCATCTTCGGGTGGATTTTTTAATAGCATTAACAACAGGAAATCATCATGGCAAAACCGGACTGGGAGGCCATCGAGACGGCATACCGGGCCGGAGTGATGTCCCTCCGTGAAATTGCGTCACATCATGGTATTAGTGAAGGTGCTATCCGCAAGCGCGCAAAGCGTGATGACTGGTCCCGTGATCTTAACGCCAGGATTCAGCAAAAGGCTGACGATCTGGTACGCAAACAGGAAGTACGCAAAACGGTACGCACCAAAACTGAACTTACAGAACGCGTACTGATAGAAGCTACAGCGGAGGTAATAGCCTCGGTACGCATGGAGCACCGGGGCGATATCCGCCGGGCCCGGGAACTCACAAACACGCTTTTTGATGAACTTGGTGCGCAGTGTGCTGATGTAGGGGCGCTGGAGCAACTGGGTGACATCATGTTCGCTCCTGACGATAAAGGCCGTGACCGGCTCAACGAAACTTATCAAAAAGTCATCAGTCTGCCTTCCCGTGTGAAATCTCTGAAAGACCTGAGCGACAGCCTGAAAACGTTGATCGGCCTGGAGAGAGAAGCCTGGAGTATAGGTACTACCAGTGAACCAGAAAAAACGCCTCTACCAGGAAAAAATACTGATCTGACAACTGATCAGGCAGCGGAGCTATACAAAAAAATGATGGGTTAATTATGCCGTTACCATTCTCCTTCGATTTCAAACATCCAGATTACCAGATGGTGTTTGAATGGCGGATGGAACGCTTACAGCGCATTCGCCAGCATCCTGAGATGCTGCCCGCGTTGAAGCAGTTTTATCGTACTAACCCGGCTCAGTTCATCATCGACTGGGGCATGACGACGGACCCGCGTAATATCGATTATGGCCTGCCGGTCACCATCCCTTTTCTGCTATTCCCGAAACAGGAAGAGTGGATTCACTGGATTATGGAACGCTGGGGCAAGCGGGAGAACGGTATCACCGAAAAATCCCGTGAAATGGGGCTGAGCTGGACGGCGATCGGGATGGCCTGTTCGCTTTGCCTGTTTAACAAAGAGATGGTCATCGGCTTTGGTTCCCGTAAAGAGGAATATGTCGACAGTACTGGTGACCCTAAGGCGCTGTTCTGGAAGGCGCGCAAGTTTGTGGAGACGCTGCCCGTCGAGTTTCGTGGGTCATGGAATGAGAAGAAGCATGCACCGTACATGCGTGTTGAATTTCCTGAGACAGGCGCGGTCATCAAGGGTGAGGCTGGTGACAATATTGGACGTGGTGACCGAACCACACTCTATCTGGTGGATGAGGCTGCATTTCTGCAACGCCCGCTACTGATTGATGCGGCGTTATCGCAAACCACCCGTTGCCGTATTGACCTGAGTTCGGTCAACGGCATGGCGAACCCGTTTGCGCAGAAACGCCACGGCGGAAAGATACCGGTATTCACATTCCACTGGCGCAGCGACCCCCGTAAGGATGATGAGTGGTATCGCAGGGAATGCGAGAAAATCGACAATCCGGTGGTAGTGGCGCAGGAGCTTGACCTGAACTACAGCGCATCAGCGGAAGGTGTCCTGATCCCCTCAGACTGGGTACAGGCTGCTGTTGATGCACATATCAGGCTGGGCATCCAGCCAACTGGCAAACGACTGGGCGCGATGGACGTTGCCGACGAAGGTCGGGACAAAAACGCCTTTTCGACCCGTCACGGTTTTCTTCTGGAGAACGTGCGGGAATGGTCCGGCGTGGGCAGCGACATTTACCAGTCTGTTGAGAAGGTCTTCGGCTTTTGTGAACAGGATAACATCGAAGAGTTTCGCTTCGACGAAGACGGTCTGGGCGCTGGCGTTCGCGGCGATGCGCGCGCCATTAACGAGTTACGCAAAGCTGCCCGCAGGCCGCCAATACTTGCCACACCGTTTCGCGGTAGCGGCGCGGTATTCGATCCTGATGACGAAGCCGTACGGGGCGACAATGGGCAGGCCGCACGCCTGAACAAGGATTTCTTCGCCAACGCCAAGGCACAGAGCTGGTGGTACTTACGCAAGCTCTTCCGGAATACCTACCGCGCCGTTGTTGAAGGTATGGCCTACAACCCGGACGAAATTATCTCCATCAGCAGCACGATGGAGAGCAAAGACAAACTCATCATCGAGCTTTCGCAGCCAACCTACTCCATTAACGGCGTGGGGAAAATCGTTGTGGATAAACAGCCTGACGGTACCAGGTCGCCGAACCTCGCCGACTCGGTGATGATCAGCTACGCGCCAATGAATTCAGCCCTCAATATCTGGGAGCTGCTAGGGAGACAGGCATGATGGCACGAAACAAACAAGCCTCGCGACGAACGGTGCAGGCCACGGCCGACGGCTACGAGAACTTTGTCGCCCGCGTGGGGATGCAGACGCCTAACCAGCACTCCGCATCGACCTACCGGGCGAACTTCACCAGCCGCAACCGTATGCTGGTGGAATGGTCCTATCGCTCATCCTGGCTCATCGGTGAAGCGGTAGATGCTATCCCCGACGACATGACCCGCAAAGGTATTCGCATCACTTCTGAGATTGACGCAAAAGACCGTGGCACCCTCGAAGCGCAGCTGGACCAGTTGCAAATCTGGGATGCGCTGAACGACGTACTGAAATGGTCTCGTCTCTACGGCGGCGCGGTGGGCTTCATCATGATAGAAGGTCAGGCGCCCATGACCCCGCTACGGCTCGAAACCATTGGTGAAGGCAAGTTTAAGGGTATTCTCCCGCTCGACCGCTGGATGATTAACCCGGTACTGACCCGCCGCATTAAAGAGATGGGGCCGAATCTCGGCAAGCCCGAGCTTTATGATGTGGTGACCACCGCAACGGGCATCCCCGCCTGGCGTATTCACCATAGCCGCCTGATTCGCTTCGATGGGGTGACGCTGCCATTCCAGCAGAAGATGACCGAGAACGAATGGGGAATGTCGGTTGTAGAGCGTATCTGGGATCGGCTCACTGCGTTCGACAGCGCCACTGTCGGTGCGGCGCAGCTGGTCTACAAAGCGCATCTGCGGACCTACAAAGTGGAAAAACTCCGTGAGCTTATTGCACTGGGCGGCCCGGCATTCGAGGCGTTGCTGAAAAACATTGATCTGATCCGCCAGTTTCAGAGCAATGAAGGCATGACGCTAATGGATGCCAAGGATACCTTCGAAACCCACCAGTACAGTTTCAGCGGTCTGGATGACATTCTTTCGCAGTTCGCCGAGCAGATTAGCGGTGCTGTTGGCATTCCACTGGTGCGCCTGTTCGGGCAGTCCCCTAAAGGTTTCTCAACGGGTGACGCAGACCTTGCCAACTATTATGACCGGGTTAGTTCATTGCAGGAACGTCGCTTACGCCTGCCAGTGCGCCGGGTGCTGGACATTATGCATCGTTCGGAGCTCGGTAAGCCGCTGCCGGACGATTTCACGTTTGAGTTTAACCCGCTATGGCAGATGTCAGATGTGGACCGCTCAACGGTGGCTGTGAATACCACAACGGCGATTGTCAATGCGTTGGATGCAGGTCTGATGACAACCAAAGCCGCTATGACCGACCTGCGTGAGAACTCCGATGTTACTGGCATCGGGGCATCCATTACCGACGAGGATATCGAGAATGCCGAAGACGAAGCGCCACCAGGCATCGGCGAACTTGTCGACAAACCGCCAGAGCCGACAGGCGGAGATCCGATATCGAACGAGCCTACGGCAGATAGCGCGGGCGGTCGGGGATATCGTAAATGGGCACTACGATGGTTCAAACGATAGCGTCACCGAAATCATGGAGGCCCTGGAGCGCTACAGCGAAATTATAACGCCGTGGGCGACGAAGGTTGCTGAGAACTTTACCGCCGACATTGTGCGCAAAAATGATGAGCAGTGGCGGAAACACAGCAAAACCATCAGTCGTGAGCTACGCAATCTGGTGAGCAATGCCCCGCCAGGGCAGGTGATGAAATCCATCGTTGCCGAACAGGTTAAGTACATTAAATCGCTACCCCTCGAGGCTGCTGACAGGGTATACGACATCCAGAATCGGGCGATTGAAGCTGTTGTGACCGGTGGGAGAGCGGAGCATTTTGCTAAAGAAATTGCAGCATCGGGTGATATAGCAAAGTCCAGAGCTGACCTTATCGCCCGTACCGAGCTTGGACGTGCAACCGGCGCGCTTGATCAGGCGCGTGCGCTGTCAATCGGCTCGAATGGTTATATCTGGCGTACAGCCGAAGATGGCGACGTCCGGCATTCTCATCGGGAGATGGAAGGGAAGTTTGTCGAATGGGGACGACCTCCAACGCTTGACGGCATGACCGGTCACGCTGGCGAGCTCCCGAACTGCCGCTGTTATAAAGAGATAGTCTTCCCCAACCCTCATTCTTATCTCGCCTGAATCGCAGGTAAAACATGAAATATTTTTTCAATACCCGGCTGGGGGAAACCCGCTATCAGCTGGCTGACGGCTCCCTGCTGTGTAAAGACGTGCCGATAGGTCGAACGGGTAAGCAGCTTTACGGCGCTGCTGATCTGCCAAACCTCAAGCCTGACAAGTTCGGTGAGATAGTCGTAACGCGCTCTCCTGAGCAGGTATTCCATCCGGCCACGCTCGCCTCATTTGAAGGGATGAGCATCACGATCCTGCATCCTGAAGATGAAAACGGGAATGTGCGGCTGGTGAATCCCGAAAACTGGAAAGAGCTTGCTGTCGGGCATCTTCAGAACGTTCGACGCGGGACCGGAGACCAGTCTGATTTGATGCTGGCTGACCTTATAGTCAAAGACGAAAGCGCCATTCAGCTAATCGAGGATGGTCTGCGCGAAGTGTCGTGTGGTTATGACGCGGAGTACGAGCAGACCGAACCGGGCAAAGCTAGGCAGGTCGATATTACCGGAAACCATGTGGCTCTTGTCCCTAAGGGCAGAGCCGGAAATCGTTGTGCAATTGGAGACAGAGACACAATGGCAAATCAAAAGAAAAGCTGGTGGACCCGCATGCGCACGGCCATCAAAACAGGTGACTCGGACACCATGAACGAACTGCTGGACTCAGCGCCAGCGGCTGTAACGGGTGATGAAGGTGATCTGCCGGGCGGCGTTAATCTCAACATTAACCTTTCACCGCAACAACCATTGCCGGACAAAAAGCCGGAGATGGGCGGAGATGTGACCGGCGACGGCGAGGACGATATCAAAACCCTGCTCAAGGCCCTGCTGGCTAAGCTGGAAGGAACGGCAACGGGTGATAATGCTGACACCCCTGATGATAAAGATAAGAAAGACCCGACTGGCGACGGCGAGGACAACGAAGAGGAAACCACGATTACTGGTGACTCTGCCTATCGCGCTGAAGTTATTATCCCGGGTATCGATCTGAGCCGTAAGGTGAAACCGACCGCATTTAAACGTGATGTACTGGCGGCCGCAGACAAAACACTGGTTCGCCAGGTTGTCGGTGACGCTGATATCCGCAAATTACCTAAACAATCGGTTGATATGGCGTTTAACGCCGTATCTGAGATTGCCAAAGGGAGAAACACCCGCAGCACCACGGGCGATGCACAACGTCCAGGCATGGGCATGACCAGCATCGCTTCCCTGAACAAACAAAACGCCGACTTCTGGTCTAACCGCAAAGGATAATCCAATGACTGCATATCTGTACCGGATGCCTGTTGGCATTGCCGGGGCTATCTCTCGCCCGCAGGACTTAACCGTCGAACCGGTGATCCTTAAATCCGATAACGCCTTCGCAGCGTATGGTCTGGCTGGCAAATACGACGCTGACGGCTTTTTCGTGCCGCTGGCGGAGGGTGACACCGTCGACAAGGTGAAGGGTATCTACGTTCGTCCGTATCCGACCACATCGCAGCCAGACATGGTTCGCCAGGTGGGTTCTGATAAGAATTTCCCGGGCGACGCCATGAAGCGTGGGTACATGACGGTAAACGTGGGTGCTGATGCTTCGTCCGTTAAAAAAGGGGGCGTGGTGTACATCGTGGTATCAGCCGATGCTTCCATCCCGGTTCCGCTTGGCGGGATCACGGCAGCAGAGGTGACAGGCAAAACAGCCGCGTTACCTGATGCTTTTTTTACGGGGGCCGGTGACGCTAACGGCAACGCAGAAATCTCCTGGAAGATTTAAGGAACAGACGAATGATTACTTTTGATCAGGCAACCGTTGATAGCTCCGGTGCCTTTCTCATCGGGGAGCTGGAGCGACTCGACCAGGGGCTGAATCTGCCACTGGTGGGTTATACCTGGACACGTGATATCCAGTTGCGCGAAGACGTCTCTATCGCAGATGACATTTCCAGCTGGACGAATACCAGTTTTGGCGTGGCGGGTTCTGGCGCTAATCCGAATGGTAAAAACTGGGTAGGCAAAGATTCAACTGCCATTGCTGGCGTTAATGTTGATATCAGTAAAGACGGCAATCCGCTGAACCTTTGGGGGATGGAGCTGGGATGGACTGTTGTTGAGCTGGCTGCGGCACAGCAGGTAGGCCGTCCGATCGACACTCAGAAGTACGACGGGATGCAGCTTAAATGGCAGATGGATAACGACGAACAGGTTTACGTCGGAGACGAAGCGCTTGGTTTGAAAGGTCTGACGAATCTCGTTGGTGTGATGCTGAACAACGCGACGAAGACCTGGGCTAACTCCACCAACGATGAGATCCTCGACAGCGTAAACAGCATTCTGTCGAATTCATGGGCAGCATCCGGTTATTCCGTCGTGCCTTCTGATCTGCGGATTCCGCCAGAGCAGTATTCATTGCTGGCGAGCCGTAAGGTTTCCGAAGCGGGTAACCAGTCACTGCTGACCTATCTGGCTGTGAACACTATCGCTTTCCACCAGAACGGCGTTCCGCTGGAAATCAAAGCGGTCAAATGGCTGAAAGGGCGCGGGGTTGGCGGTAAAGACCGTATGGTCGCCTACACCAACGATAAGAAATACGTCCGCTATCCACTGGTTCCGCTGCAAAGTGTTCCTGTTCAGTATCGTGGTCTGTACCAGATTGCGACCTACTACGGCAAGCTCGGTGCGGTTGAGCCAGTGTACAAAGAAACCCTGTCCTACGTGGACGGTATCTGATAACCAGAACGGCCCCGAAAGGGGCCAGAAGG